AGAGAAGCCACGGCGGCCGTCCGGCTCGCGGTCTAATCCTCGGCCTTGATGGTGATGTGCAAGCTGTCGAGTTTGTCGGCAACGGCCTTCTTGACAGCTTCCGCGATCTGGTCCGGGTCAGCGCCGAGGCTCTTGGCCATTGCGTCAACGGCTGCCGAGAGCGCTGTGATCTGCGCTGTGAGCTGCGGGAGCAAAGTATCATGCATACGAATCACGTCGCTGGTGGCGTCGCTGATGATGTCCCTTGCCGGCCGGCCGTTCGGCAGCTTGTGCAGCCACGCGCCATTGGTCAGGCCCGTGTCGTGCATGGCGAAAACGTCCTGGATCGCCGGTGACAGGCAGTCGCGCACACATGCGCCGTTAGGCAGCTTGTGAGTCCAGATCTTTACGATGTCTTCATCGGTCAGTGCCATTTCTTTTCCTTTCAGTAGGTTGTTTGCCTTGTCGATGACCTGCTGATATGGCAGGCCGTTTGGCGCGAGGTCCGGACAAGCCGCGTGGTCGGTGCCTGGGATCTCCCTGTGCAGCCATACGTTGCCTTTCAGTCCGTCGTGCCACAGTTTTTTCCACCCGTACCGGCCCGCGATGTCGGCACACAATCGGGCGCTTGCGTCGATACACGCCTGTGTGCAGACCGCACCGGCGGCCATTCCTCCCTCGTGCTCGATGCTGATGGTCGAATTGTTCGATACGTAGTTCGCGTCGGAGTAGCTGCCGTCTCGTTCCGAAACGTATTGATGGATCGTGCCATCCGCGCCGATGCCGTAGTGAGCCGAGGCTTGGCTGGCGCTGTTGGCGAACGTCGCGTCGGTGCCGGCCAGGTATCCGACCATGATGTGCAGCGTGATGTGCGTGATGCCGTAGCCTTGTCGTCCCGTGTAATGGTTCGGGCTTCCCTTCCAGATGATCCCGTCCATCAGTCACCTTCCTTGATCCTTGCTACTGCGGAAGAGTGCGAGGATTGGGCTGTCATGCAGTTCCGGATTGATTTCTCCGAGGTTCTCCAAAATGCTGGCCAGTTCGGTGATGATGATGTACACGCATGTGGGGATGATGATCGGCACGGAGAATCCCATGTCGACCATGTGCTGGCCATGCTCGATGATTTCCGCGAGGAGCATGACCACGAGGTAGCTGGTTTTGTGCCATAAGCCTTCTCTCATCTTCTCGCTGCTCACGTCCTTGTTCTTGATGGCTTTCGCGATGCCGGTCAGATAGTCGATGACGATCATGGCGGACGTGATGGCCAACGCGGTGATTTCGCTTGTCATATGCTTCTCCTTTCACATGGTTTCCGGTTGCTTAGTTGTCTTTGGTGACGGGAATGATGACGCCGCCCTGATGCCAGCATTTAGCGTTCACCACGTAGTCGCCTCTGGCGACCCAGCTGACGATCTTGCCCGCGCATTTGAATGTGGAATTGTAGGTGATGGAACCGTCCGCGTTGTTGTCGAAGCACCATCCGAAGCCTTCGCGGATCGCCTTGTATCTGGTGAATTTGAAGAGGTCCACCGGTGTCCATGCTGTTGACGTGAATTGTCCGTTGTTTATCCATTCGATCTGCGCGACGATCAGCGCGGTGTTGTCGAATCCGATGCAGTGGATGCCTTGGTCGAGGATTTTGGCCGTCACGTATAGGCTGTCCGTGGTGATCTTGGTGAGGGTGGTGGATGCTTCGATCATTGGAGAGTCGACGATTCTCAACCACGACGTACCGGTCCATACGTACATGCCGGTGTTGTCGCCGTCGTCGGTCACGTATCCGGTCTGACCGGTGACTCCGGTGAGCGTGGCGAGCGTGTTGAGGGTGGTGGCGATGACGGGTTTGACGCCTTTGGGAGTGCTGCGCCTGTCCACTTTGTATAGCGCCTGCTCGAACGTGTCGGCCATTGCCTTGAATGAGTCCGGCGCGGTTGAGACGAGGTCGGAGCCTTCGGGATATGAGAGCCCGTAGATGGGTGTTGTTGCTGTCATTGTGTTCCTTCCTTTTCGTCGATGGTTGAAGTGTCTATGATCTGGATCATCGAGAGGTCGCAGATGTGCAGGTCGAGCTGCTGCCAGCTGAGGGTGGGCAGGTCGGCCCATGTGATCTGTTTTGTCAGCAGCGGCCGGAGCGCGGCCAGCGTCGCTTCCTGGGTGAGTGTCGGCTTGCCGTTGCGCCACCGGTATGAGAGCGTCCCGCCGATGGTCGTGATGGGGCCGGTGAAGGACGGTCGGCCATCTGAGCCGGTCAGGGCCGACGCCTTGGCCTTGACGATGATGAACGGGCCGGATGGGCTTGCCTTGTACAGCCATGGAAATCGTGCCGGGTCGATTCGCGTGCTGTTGAACGTCACTGTCTCCGGTACCATGCGCAGGTCGTGCGATTCGAGCCATTGCGCGATGTTGGCGCGGTCCGTGTCGCTGACGGTCGAGGTGACGAGGCTGTTCCATATGCCGCCCGAGTCGTCCACGGCGAGCATGTCGGAATCGATGGTGAGGCTCTTCTGTGTGGCGGTCAATTGTGGTGGCAGACGGTTCTGGTCTCCCATCGTGATCTCCACGTCGTCGAAAGAGAGCTTGCCGTTGTCCGATTTGGCGCGTTTCGCGGTGATGACGACCTGTGTCAAAGGTTCGGTGATGCTCAGATTCGTCGATGCCTCGATGTCGGCCGCCGAGAGTGCGTGTCGTGTCTCTCCGTCGGTGAGGATGGTGAGTCGGCCATCGGTTGACAGGCGCACGGCGACCGGGTCGGCGAGGCACAGCGGCCTGAGGGTTGATGCCGCGCCGTCGTAGACTTCGTGCCATTGAGGGAGTCGTGGCCCGGCGGTGAGCCGGTGCAGCAGGTCGAGCTGCGATGGGTGGTCTGATGGCGTGTATGGCGCGACGCTTGACGGCAGGGCGAGCCCGTCCAGTTTGGCTTTCGGCGCTCCCTGCGCCGAGGCTCTGCGGTTCATCTCCTTGAGGCGTGCGGATGGCGTGCCGATCCAGTGCGCGCCGTCCCATTTCGCGTCCGTGTCTGTCGGTCCTTGTGATTGCAGACGCTTCCACACGGCCATCCTCGATGTGGCGGAGAGTTTGAGCAGCCACCCGCCGCCGGTGGCCGGTTCGATGCTGCCGCCGGTGGAGACGGTGCCGGCGAACATCGTAGAGGCGGGCGAGTCGGTGGATTCCGGCGAGTCGGGGGAGTAAACGCGGTGCAGCGAGTCGATCGGGATGCGCAGATCTTCCCAGCCGCCCATCGACGGCTGAAGATCTTGCCATCTGGGTTGATCGGAGAACTGCATGACCACTTTCATGCCGGCCAATGTCAATGCCTGGCCGGCGAGCCGTCCGGTCTCGTCGCGCAGGGTGAAGGTCATCACGGCAGGTTCGGGCTGTTCGTCGATGCTGTCGCTTCCCCACTGGATAGTGAAAGAGTCGAGGGCTGCGATGTCCTTGGCTGAGTCGTTCACCGGTGTCCAGCCGTTGCCGGTATCGATGAACATGAAGCACTGCTGCATCTATCTCATGACCTCCTTGCGTCGTAGTCGGCCAGGAGCCGTTTGATGGCCTTGGCGGTGCCGTCCTTGTCGATGACCTCGCCGTTGATCTCCACGTTCCAGGTATTGACCACTGGCGTGGCCGTGTTGCCTTGTGCGGAGAGGTTGAGGGGCATGGCCGCGAGTCTGCGGTTGGCGCGGCTGATAGCGGTTTCAACACTGTTGTCGAAACCGGTGTTGAGGCCCTGTGCGAAACCGGTCATGATGGCCTGGCCGGCGGGGATGAGCAGGCGACGGTCGTAGCTGATCGGGCCCTTGTGGGCCTTGATCCAGTCGCCGATGCCGCTGATCCAGCCGGTCACGTTGCTCCACATCGATTTGAGGCCGTTAAGGAAACCGCTGATGATGCTCGCTCCGGCGTTGTACAGGATGCTGCCGGCGTTGCCGAAGAACCCGGCTATGGAGCCGGGCAGTCCGCGAAACCAGCCGACCACGCCGTTCCACGCGTTCCTGGCACCGTTCGCGGCCGAGTTGAAGATGTTGACGATGGTTGAACCGAGACCGGAGAAGAAGCCTATGATGCCCCGCACGCAGCCAGACAGGAAACCCGTGAAACTCGACCACACGGCCTTGCCGGTGTTGGTGCAGGTGAAAAAGTAGGTGAGTCCGGCCACGAGCGCGGCGATGAGCGTGATGACCAGCATGATCGGGTTCGCGGCCATGACAGCGTTGAGCACTGCCTGAGCGACGGCGGCAATCCGCATGGCGGTGGTGACGGCGGTGACGGCCGCCACGGCTCCGCCGACCGCGGCCACGAGTGGCGTCACAAGATCCAGATTCTGGCTGATCCAGTCGCCTGCGGTCTTCAGCCAGCCGCCGACCGTCTGCGCGGCCGCGGCGACGGCGTTGAGCACGTTGCCGAACGAGGTTCCGGCCGGCTGTCCTCCGGTCATCGCGTTCACGACGGCCATGATGCCGGTCCACAATGATTGCAGGCCGCCGCCGGCCGACTGCGCGGCCGTCTGCAATGCGTTGAACGCTCCGGTGTCCTTGACCTGTGCGAAGAACGTCTGCAATCCCTGCGTGCCGTTCTGCGCGAGGTTTGTGACTACCGTCGCGGCCGCGTTGATGCCGCCGGTGACGGTCGGCTTGAAGAGGTTGAACGCGTCGGTCAGGCCGCCGGTGACGGCTGCTTCGAGGTTTCCCATGGCTCCCTCGATGGTGCTGGTCGATGTCGCGGCCTGTTTCGCCACGTCGGTCATGCCGAGGTCCATGAGCGCCTTGTTGAACTCGTCTGCGGTGATCTCGCCCTTGGACATGGCGTCGCGGAAGTTGCCCGTGTACGCGCCGTTCTTCAGCAGCGCCTCCTGGAGTTTGCCGGACGCGCCCGGGATGGCGTCGGCGAGCTGGTTCCAATTCTCGGTGGTCAATTTTCCCGCGCCGGCGGTCTGCGTGAGCATCATCGCGACGCTTTTGAAACTGTCGGCGTTGCCTCCGGCCACCGCGTTGAGGTTGCCGGCCGCCTCGGTCAGTTCCATGTAGTTGCCGATGCCGTTTGCCGCGAGCTGCGCGGTGGTGTTCTGGATATCATCGAGGCCGTACACGGTGGCGTCGGCGTATTTGCGGGTTTCCTTCGCGGCTGCCTGCACGGCTTTGGTGTCGATGCCGGCGAAGCTCATGGTGTTCATGAACTTGTCGGTGCTGTCCGACATGTTCACCACGTCGCCGGCGAAGCCCTTGACCGTGTCCCACAGCGCGGTCACGCCCTTGACGGCCAATCCGCCGATGGCGCTGCCGAAAGCGGCCGCCTTCGTGGTGGTCTTCTCGAACGCCTTGACGGCATCATCGGCGTTGCCGGTGATGCGCACGCTCATGATCGCGCTGTGCGCCATGGTTCACTCCTTCGGTGTTTTTTCCGCTTCCTTGAGCAGTTCGGCCAGTCCGGTGCCCCAATCCAATTCGTCGGCCTCGTTCCTCCATTGCCATGGCGTGCCGCCGAACCGGCTTGCCAGGAGGAACGAGAGACGGCCGAGCGAGTCTTGGGGCCACGCGGCTAGTCCTCCGTAGGGTTTCCCTCTTCCGGCTCCTCCTTCGGTGCCGCAAGGTCGAAGGACGCCACGGTGTCCAGCCAATGCTCGAAATCAGGCATGGTGCGCCCGGCCATGCGCAGGGCCGCGTAGGCCGCGTACGCGCCGGAACGGACGGGGGACTGGGTGATTGGCCCCCAGCCCGCGTCGATGGCGTGCGCCTCGGCCTTGCAGGTTGCTCGCATCGTGATCGGCACGAGTTCGCTGGTACCGTCCGTGTAGGTGATTCTCGTGGTTGCCATTATTTTCCTTTCACTTGCTTCAATGTCTTGTCGATGAAGTCCTTGTAGACCTTTTGCCATTGGCTCTCGGTGGTGGCGGCGCCGTTGTTGACGAAGAGCCGTGGCCGGATGTGCCGTTTCGGCCAGCCGTAATTGATTGGGCCCGCGTATGGCACGGCCTTGCGGCCGGCGCGAATGACGCCGGCGCGTTTCGTCGCTCCGACACGCAGGCTGCCGGCCAGCCGGCCGGTCTTGCCTCGCGGGGCGAGGTTGCGGACGGCGGGCAATGCGATCTGCGCGGCCTCGCGGTTCACTTCCTTCAGGTCGTCCATGTCCGCGCCGGCCTTGCGCATCGTCTGCACGAAGCGTTTCTGGCCGACGACCATGAGTGCCTTGCCGGCCATCACTTGCCCGCCATCACTTGCCCGTGTACGGTGCGTGGGCGACGTTCGTGACGGCGAAGCTCAGATCGTTCGTGTTCTTCGATTTGACGTCGCCGCCGATGGCGATTGGCGCGATGGTGACGTTGAAGGTCCACTGGATCTTGCCGGTCTGGTTCGGGACGAACTGGGCCGGCAGCGTCTCGCCCTTGTGATCGAAGAGCCAGACGGCCAGACCGTCCTCGCTGAAGTCGTCGCCCACGGTGCCCTCGAACGTCCACGTGGTCGTGGTGTTCGTTTCCTCTGATCCGTCCAAAAAGGTGGTCGGGTCGTCGCTGCTGTTCGACGGATTCAGCTGCGCCTTGGTCAGGTCGGCGCTGAAGTCCCTGCCGTTTGCGGTGTCGGTGATTTTGAAGATGCCTGGTCCGAGCGTGCGGATCTTTCCAGCCATGATTGTTTTCCTTTCCTTGTCTTATTCGGTTTCCAGAGCGTTCAACGTGACCTGGTAGGCGGCGAGCGTGCCGGCGCCGGCCAGGCTCCAGCTTGCCGGTGTGGCCTTCTGGAGGTTCAGGCCACGTTCGGCGAGTCTGTCGAGCGCTGTGAGGATGTCATCGACTGCGGATGGCTGCGTGGCCGGCGTGCCGGCGATGACGTCCAACGTCCAGACCGGCTCGGGAGGGCCCCATGATGGCCATTCCACGGTTGGCGGTTCGATGAACACCGCGACTTTGCCGGCGGCGGGGCGGATCAGTTGGGCGTCGATGCTGACGCTGCTGACCAGTCCATCGAGCATGTCGGTGAGCGTGTTCATCAGCGCGGCGCGTTGTTCCTGGATGTTCATGCGATCACCATGCCCCCGGTGAGCACGCCGGCGGCGCGGAGTTTCGGCCAGACCGAGCGGAGCGGGTCGGTGGAGATCCTGAATGGTTCCACGGTCGAGTCGCCCACGTCCATCACGCCCAGGCGCGCGTCACGCATGTTGAACAGGTCCGCCGCGCAGGAGACGATGCAATCGGCCAGCAAATCGTCATCGACGGCGGTGGTGCCGACCGCGTGCGCGACGTATCGGCGCGCCGCCGCGAGTTTGACCGTGAGCCGTTCGTCCTCTCCGGCCGGCACTCCGACCTCGTCGCGGAGCCGTTGCAGCAGGATGTTGTCAGCGATCATCATGCCGTGGCGAACTTCACCGGAATCAGGCCGTCCGCATGGGTCGTGGCCACCGCCATGTATCCGTAGACGCTGTAGCTGTTGGTCAGGCCGGTCACGTTCCCGTCGGTCAGCTGCGCCGGGCCGCCGGACTCCCAGACGGTCACGCCGGCGGGATCGATGAAACTGGCCAATCCGGCATCGGCGTTCGGCAGCAGCACGACCGGGACGCGCATGAACGTGCCGGCCACGCCGGTCAGGTCGAAACTTCCGATGGTGTCCGACCCGTCGCCGCTGAGGTTGAAGAACCGGTCACCGGTGTCCTTGAGCTTCACCAATGCCTTGAGTACGTCTTTGGAGACCGCGAGGCGTGTCAGCGACACGTTGCGGTCGTCGGCCAGTTCGGACGCGTCGATGATGAGGGACACCCAATCGTCGATGGTCATGTTCGCCAGCTGCGGGGCGTCGATCTTGTTGGCGTCCTTGGACGCGTCGCGCTGAGCCTTGATCTCCGCATACAGATGGTCGCGCACTGCCTTCTCGGTGGCCTTCGCGTAAGCGTTCTGCAACGCGGTGATCGCGGTGTTGAGCATCGGCGTGGTGCTGCGTTCGATGGTCTGGCGGCTCAGGGTGGTGTAGCCGCCGTAGGTGTCGATGCTGGCGGTCTTGGTGCCGAAGCTGATTTTTCCGAAGGAAAGATCGGTGCCTTCCGTCTCCTGTTTGCCGACGGCGCTGGTGTCGGAGGTCACGACATGGTATTCCATGCTCATGCCGGTCGCCGGGAGCGTGTCATGTGCCAGGAGCTGGGAGACTTTGCGGCGTTCCTCGATCAGTTTGAGGTCATCGGCGATCCAGGTGGCGGTGTTGCCGGTGTCCTTGGTCGAGATCAGGTCGCGGCATTCCTTCATCACGGCCATGGCCTGCTCGTCGCCTCGCGCGAGGGCCTGCATGTATTCGCCGTGGCTCCGGTACGCCGCGCCGATGGCAGCCGGCGCCGGTTTCGCGCCCATCTTGCTGATCTCGGCCTTGATGCCGCGCTGTTCCTCCTGCATGGACTGGATCAGGTCCATCAGTTCGTTGTTGTTTTCCATGGTTTCCTTCCTGTGTTCGACGGCTGGTGCCGCTGATTTGGTCATTTTCGCGTTCTGGTAGGCCGGCCAGCTCACGATGCTGGTCTCAAGCAGCCTGACCTTGCGGCGGTGGGTGATGCCGTCGCGGTCCTTCTGCGATTCGATCGGGATGAAGCCGACCGAGAAGCTGTCGAGCACGCCGTCACGGATCAGGGTCATCGCGTCGCGGCCGCGTGCCGTGTCGCTGATCCGCGCGGTGATGTGCAGGCCGTCGTCCGTGCTTTCCGCTTTGGTGATGCGGCCGATGGTCTCGCCGTGCTCGAAGCACAGTTTCGCCTCGTCGAGTCCCTGGAAAGAGCAATCACGGTCGAAGGTCTCCGCACCGTCCCATGTGTCGATGATGTCGCCGAACGGCACGGCGACGCCTTCCACGGTCGAGGCGCCGGAGTCATCGGCCGAGCGGAGCGTCAGGCCCTTCCATGCGATTTCGCGTTTCTCGATGTTCATTGGTCTTCTCCTTTCGTGAGTTCCGGCAGTCCTTCCTTGCGTCTCACGTCATCGACGGTGAGGAAACCGGCCTCGATGGCTGTCTTGTAGGCCGTATAGCGGTCGGCCATATTCGCACGCTGCGAGCTGTCCCAATCGAACTTCGCGGTCCGGCCGCGCGGCAGCAGAC